TAATTTCTGCCCAAACGGTACGAGTTCTTTCATATAAATGTGTAACTTCTCCAAACTCGGTTTTACTTTCCGACTTCGAAAACACATCAACTCTGTGCCGCAATCGTTCTAAGATGTCATTTTCCATAACTCCTCCTTTTAGGTATGAAAAAAGCACCTGTTTTCACAGATGCTTAATAGTTATATTAAATTTGGTTATTGCTCGATGAACTGGAATTTATCAATTAACATCAAGCCAAAAAGCTGGCATATAGCATTTTCTAAATTCTTTGCTTTTAGGATAATCTTCTAACAAAAATTGTTTTAATTTCTCATTGCTTTCAAAACAAATTATCTCACCCATAGGAATCTCACTAAACCAGCCATCGCCATATTTGTTTTTAGGTCCACCAAGTCCACAAGGCTGATGACAGCCACAAACATGGCACCACCATGTAAAACCTTTGATTTTAACACCTAGCTGTTCCATACTATCAATGAATTCACCAATATTCTCAATAGGGCAAATCATGTCTATATAACCATTTCCAACTGGTTGAATATGAAGTTTCATAATAACAGAATCAATTGTATCTTTATCAAGGTTCATAGTAAACATTCCTCCACAAACATCGATTTATCGCTCTTATCAATAAAACTATTATAGAACATTTTTTGTGATATGTCAAAATATATCGAGCAATTTAAAATACTCCCTCCCTTAAGGCAAACAAAAGGGAACGGAGTGTCATTGTAAGTGCGTGATGGTCGGCATTTTCTCTGTGTTCATACAGATAACCAACAGCATAAAGCACAGCCGTTTTACTTAACTCCGACTTTTCAAAGTCCTCATTTTCACACCTTGCAACATCACTGCAAAGCTGTACGGCTGTGTTTATCAATGTTTCAATCAAAACATCGTCCTCATCAATGTCAATTCGGAGATAGTTTTTTGCTTCGTCAAGACTTACCATTACCGTTCCCTCCAATCACATTACTTAGATGCTGCAGCACCAATTTTCAAAATCTGTACCGCTTCGGGAAGTACAAGTTTGCCGTCAACTCTCTCTTTTGCCACAAAACCGACCATACCATTTCCGGCAAACAACTCCTTGAGTTCTGCAAAAGAACGAGTACCTCTGTCACCAATGTTGTAATAGCTGTAATCACCAAAGGCAACCGCATCGGTAGGTGCGTAAGCGGAAGTATAAACCTCGTAGCCTAAAAGCCTGTCGGGTTCACCGCTTTGATAGTTTGGCTGCCAAATATATGAGCCGTTATTATCTTTGAGCGTACGGAGCGAAGCAAGCGTTTTGTCATTCATAATGAATTTTGCATTCTTGCGGTATGGTCTTTTGAGAGCATACACAAGGTTAATCATATCGTCCGTTGTAATAGACTTAACCGTATTTGCCACAGTACCGCCGCCTGTTGCCGCAAAAAGTCCCAAAGGCTTAGACTTGCCGTCACCGTTAAGAAACGCATCTTCCTCGGCATTTGCGAGTGCTTTGCCGAACTGCGTAATTATGTAGTTTTCAAGACCGAAAGCGTTATCATATAAAAGTTCCTCGGTAACCTTAATCGCAACATGAAGTTTGTATGCGTCCATAATAATCTGGTCGAAAGTCGCATCACCAAAAGTCAAAGCACCGCCTTCCTCAATCCAAGATGCCGCAGGCTTTGTTGCCGCAATATTTATCTTATGCTCACCGCTTGTAGTAATCTTAGTGCCGAGAACACGCATAATGTTTTCTTCGTTAAGAACATCAATCAAACGGCTGTCATATTCCTCCGGCACAAGGTAACCGCCATCGGAGTCAATGCCCTCGGTAAGAACATTATTTACATTTCGGAAATTGGAACGCAACGCACCAAGCATAGCCGACTTGTATTCGTCTGTAGCTCTGCCTGTTTTTGTTTCAACAGCCGAAGTCTGTGGCTTTGATGTTATTGGTGTATTTATAGGCTTTGAAAGTTCTCTTTCCATATTTTCCGCTCTCTGCATACGAGAGATTTCACGGCTGAAATTCTCGATTTCTTTTTCCATACTTTGATATGTTTCGTAGTCCGCATCATTAAGCGTACCCTTATCGGTTGCGTGTGATTCGGCAAAATTCTTAGCCGCTTCAAACGCTTTATTTCTCTTTTCCATAAGTTCTTGAATAGTCATTTTGTATCCTCCTAAATGTACTTTTTAATATTGCTTAATCTTTCCATAATCGTATCTACGGAGTGTCCCGTTGGTACTTGTATTTCAGCTTGCTTTTCGGCAGATGGTTTATATTTTGCCGACAGCTTATTCATAAGTGCGTTGCTGACAGCTTTCTGCGAAAACATAACCGAATCGTTTATCGGTATAGCGTTTTGGGCATCGTCTTTTTCGATAATGCCATCGGCAAAGCCGAGTTCAATGGCTTTATTAGCATTCATCCAAGTTTCCGACTCCATTAAATGCGACAGCTTTGCACGGGATAACCCCGTCTTGTATTCATACGCATTGATGATGCTTTCCTTGACCTCGGCAAGCATATCAATGGCTTTCTGCATTTCCGTATGGTCACCGCAAACCATAGTGAGTGGGTTATGTATCATAAGCACACTCACAGGTGACATCAAAACCTTATCTCCAGCCATAGCAATAACAGATGCCGCACTTGCGGCAATTCCGTCAACCTTTACGGTAACTTTGCCGCTGTAATTGGTGAGCATATTGTAAATCTGTGCAGCGGCAATACAATCACCGCCCGGAGAGTTAATCCACACAGTAACATTTCCGTTGCCGCTGTCCAATTCGTCTTTAAAAATTTTCGGTGTCACCTCATCATCAAACCAACTGTCCTCGGCTATTGTTCCACCGATTGTAAGAGTTCTGTCCTCTGTTTCTGTTTGGTCTTTCCAGTTCCAAAATTTAGTCATTCTGAACCTCCTTATTCAGAACTTTTGCCGTTGGCAAAAGCAAGCCTATCGGCTTGGCGGATTTATCTTTCCGCTTCATTATTCCAATTTCCTGCATCTTGAAGTTTTGTCATATTGCCGTTCACCAAGTAAAGATTACCTCCCAACTCATCGGGGATAAGGTCGAGATTTTCAAGTTCACGAATATCGTTAGTTGACATCCAACCATTCTGCCTTGCTGTAGCGTAGCCGTTCATACGGCTTTGGTAATCACCTCTGAGTAAGCCATCAACATTGAATTTAACAAAATACTTTTTCTTATCCTCCGCTGAGAGTAGGGAACGCATTATTGACTGTTCCCACCTTACAATCCACGGTTCAAGTGTGTATTTTACAAACTCCAAAGACTGCTGTTCTATATTAGAAAAGCTCGATTTTTCCAAGTCACCGACCATGTGCGGCGGTACTCGGAAAATTCGAGCTATTTCGTTAATCTGAAATTTTCTTGTTTCCAAAAACTGTGCCTGTTCGGGTGCAATAGAAATGGGATTGTATTTCATACCTTCCTCAAGCACAGCAGTTTTATTTGCATTGGCACTGCCTCCAAAGGCTGATTGCCAGCTCTCCCGTACTTTTTCGGGGTCTTTAACTATGCCCGGATGTTCAAGCACACCGCTTGGTGTTGCACCGTTTGCATAAAATTTACTGCCGTATTCCTCCGCAGCAATAGCAAGTCCGATAGCATTTTTAGCCATTGCAATGGGTGAGTAACCAACTAATCCATCAAAACCAAGTCCGGGTATATGTAATACATCGTAGGGTTTCAATTTCACAGTAGATTTTTTATTAATCGGTGCATCGTCCGTAGTTACTTGATATTCGTAATAAAGTCTACCTTTATCGTCCCTGTCAACCGTCATTCGGTCGGGCATAAGCGGGTACAAGCCTAAAATTTCACCCTTGCCGTTGCGGATAATCTGTGCATAGGCATTCCCCCAAAGCAAAAGGTGTGTCATAAGCGTTTCACGGAAAGCAAACGATGTCATTTCGGGATTAGGTTCATCATGCAAAAGAAAATACAGATGATTGTCTATTGCTTTTTCCTTGCCACCGCTGTCCGTGTATCTGTAAAGGTGTACAGGCAAACCCGCTATTGCCTCGGATAAAATTCTCACACAGGCATATACTGCCGTCATCTGCATAGCAGACCTTTCATTCACACGCTTTCCGCTCGTGCTGTTACCAAAGAAAAATCGGTATGCACTGCCGGATGTTCTGTTTTGCGGCTTATCCCTCGACTTGAATATTCCTTTTAATCCTTTCATATCAATCACTCTCCTGTTTTTTGTATCAAA